CTATCCGGTCGCCTATTCGCTTTTTGTTGACACGCCGCAGTCTCCGGCCCCTGCGCCGCCGTTTATCACATATCGCTTTGCGTATTCGTCGGACATGATGGCCGACAACATCAACTACGCCGAAATATCAAACTTCCAGGTGGAACTTTACACGGCGGAAAAAGACCCGGCGGCGGAGACGGCAGTCCAGAACAAGCTCAAAGAGCTTGGGTTGCCGTACAGCAAGACGGAGACGTGGATCGACAGCGAAAAGTTGTTTCAAGTCATTTACGAAATCCAATTGATTGGAGCGTGAGAACATGAGCCAGAACAAAGTGACGTTCGGGCTGGAGAAGGTGCATATCGCCTTTTTCGACGAGGCAAGCCCGACCCAGCCGGCATGGGATACGCCGATCCCTATTCCGGGAGCGGTCCGGTTTACGCCGACCGCCGTCGGCGAAACGACCAACTTTTATGCGGACAACACGTTGTATTTTTCGTACACCGCGAACAACGGCTACACCGGCGAACTTGAGATGGCGAACGTACCGGACGCGATTCTCGCCGAGATGCTCGGCTGGGAAATCGATGAAAACGGTATGCTGATCGAGGTCTCCGACGCCATGCCGAAGCATTTTGCCCTGATGGGGCAGATTCAGGGTGATAAACGCAATCGCAGGTTCGTGTATTACAACTGCGTCGCCAGCCGTCCGGCGAAGGAACGGACGACGAAAAACGAGTCCATCACGCCGGCAACGGACGTGCTCAACCTGACGATCAGTCCGATTGAGATCGACGGCAAGATGATTGTCCGCGGCGATCTGGAACTGTCCGATACGAACCAAACAGCGTACAACGGCTTCTTCAGCGCCGTCTATACGCCGACGTTCACGCCGGAGGTGTGATATGCGCGAAATCACGATCGGAGACAAGACGCTGAGGCTCAGGGGATCGGCCCTGAGCCTCTTGCATTACCAACAAGAGTTTGGCCGGGACCTTCTCGGCGACATGGTAGGCATGATGACGGGTCTGGCTGGTTTTCAGACGTTCGCTGGCGGCGAGGTTGACCCGGCGAAGCTCGACCTGAGCAAGCTGGACTCGGTGGCGATCCTGCGCCTCATCTGGACGCTGGAGCGGACGGCTGCCGGCGCGGGTGGCGCGTTTCCGTCTTTCGTGAAATGGCTTGAGGAGCACGAGGACATCGACATTTTTGATCCAGAGCTGCTGACCGCGGTGATGGAAGAAGCGACAAAAATCTTTTTTCGTGGAAAGTCGGCCGTGGCACCGGCGGCCCAAAGGTGACTCGCGGAATCAGTGTGATCGGGCCGACATCAACATCCTTGCAACGGCTAGAAGAATTGGGCTCAGTTTTGCGGAGCTCGACCTGCTGACTATGCAGGATTTTATCGACTTTGTACATGCTTACCTGGGTGAAGATCCTGACGAGCCGCGCGAGGCGACGCAGGAAGACATTGACGCATTTTTCCGTATGTGAGGAGTGAAACCGATGCAGAAAGTCGTCTGCAATGCAGGGTGTCAGAAGGAGTTTGTATTGATCGAAGTGGGGACCGCTCATATCGGAGATGACATTGAAGCGGTCGGTTTCACCTGCCCTCACTGCGGCCGTTTTTACGGTCATTATCAAAATACAAAAATCAAGCGCCTGCAGGAAGAACAACAGGCGTTAATGAGAAGAGGAAAACACGCACAAGGAAAAGCGCTGCGGAGACTGCTGCAGCTGATCGAAAACAAGAAAGCTGAGATAAGTGCCGAAATGAACCGGCTGCGCGCCATTGTGGAAGGTGGTGCGCATGGCTGAGACAATTCGCGGGATCAACGTCGTCATTGGCGCCGATACAACGGGGCTGTCGAAAGCCCTCTCAGACGTCAATAAGCGATCGAAAGATATCCAAAGCGAACTTAAGCAGGTCGATAAGCTGCTAAAGCTCGACCCATCCAATACAGAGCTGGTCGCCCAGAAACAAAAGCTGCTTGCTGACGCGATCGAAAACGCACGCGAGAAGCTGGACCGGTTGCGCGCCGTACAGGAGCAGGTCGCTGACCAATTTGCCAAAGGCGAAATCAGCGAAGGGCAATATCGGGCATTTGTGCGCGAGACGGAAAAAACCCGGCAAGAGCTGGAGAAGCTAGAGCAGCAACTCAAGGACATGGAGCCAGCCGTCGAGTCGTTGGGCGAAAAAATGCAAGCGGCCGGCGAGAAGATGAAAAAAGCCGGTGAGCGCATGTCCGATGTCGGGAAGAAACTCTCCATCGGTGTGACGGCTCCGATCGTTGGACTCGGTACGGTCGCCACGAAAGCTGCCGTTGATTTTGAGTCTGCATTTGCAGGCGTACGCAAAACGGTCGACGCGACCGAGGAGCAGTTTGCGCAACTCGAACAGGGCATCCGCGACATGTCGAAACGCATGCCGGCATCCGCGACAGACATCGCGGCAGTGGCGGAAGCCGCTGGCCAGCTCGGCATCGAGACGGACAACATCCTAAAATTTACCGAGACGATGATCGGCCTCGGCGAAGCGACGAACCTCACCGCCGAGGAAGGCGCGACGCAGTTTGCCCGTTTCGCCAACATCGTCGGTATGTCGCAGGGAGACTTTGACAGACTCGGCAGTACGGTGGTCGCTCTCGGCAATAACTTTGCCACAACCGAAGCAGAGATTGTGGAAATGGGCATGCGGCTGGCCGGTCAGGGTGCGCAGATCGGCATGACCGAGGCGCAGATCATGGCGCTGGCAGCGGCCATGTCGTCGGTCGGCATCGAGGCCGAAGCCGGCGGTACGGCCATGAGCACGACGCTCAAAAAGATGCAGACGGCCGTGTCGTTGGCCGGTGAAGATTTGGACAAGTTTGCGGCTGTCGCCCGCATGTCCGCCGAAGACTTTGCGGCGGCGTTTTCCGCCGATCCAGCTGCCGCGCTCCAGGCATTTATCGACGGTCTGGCCGCGTCCAGCGCCGCTGGCGAAAACCTGACGGTTATCCTTTCTGACCTCGGTATCACCGGCATCCGTGAGTCGGATACATTGCTGCGTCTCGCTGGTGCCAACGATACGCTGCGCGACGCACTCTCCACTGCGACGGGGGCATGGGAGGAAAATATCGCGCTGCAAAAAGAAGTCGAGCAGCGATATGATACCACCGAGTCACAGCTGTCCATGTTCAAAAACCAGCTGCAAGACGCGGCGATCACGCTCGGTCAAGCGCTAATCCCGGCACTCATGGATATGCTCGATGCTCTGCAGCCGGTGATTGATATGCTTGCCGACGGCGCGCGCTGGTTTGCTAATCTCGATGAAGGCACGCAAAAGGTGATTGTCGGCATTGCCGCTTTTGTAGCTGCTGTCGGTCCACTGCTTATGGTGTTGGGGCCGATTGTGTCGGGTATAGGTAGCCTGGTATCGGGGATTGGCGCACTGATCCCGGTTGTAACCGGAGCGACAGCTGCGGGCGGCGGATTTGCGGCAGTCATGACAGCCATAACCGGTCCGGTCGGCATCGCAATCGCCGCGATTGCCGGACTTGCTGCCGCGGCCTATCTCATCATCAAAAATTGGGAGCCGATAAAAGGATTTTTTACAAAGCTCTGGGACGACATATCGTCGTATCTGTCCCAGGTCTGGCGTAACATATCGGACGCGATGACGAAGGCTTGGAACGCGCTTATGGATAAGATCCGGCCGATCCTCGAGGGCTACAAGACGTTTTTCTCCGGCGTTTGGGACGCAATCAAAAACATTTTCGCCGGCGCGTTGCTGCTCATCATCGACCTGGTAACGGGTGATTTTAAGAACCTCTCCAAGGATGCGCAGGCCATCTGGAACAATCTCAAAGACGCATTCCGGCGGATCTGGGACGGCATCCGGCAGGTATTTAGCGGCGCGCTGGATCTACTCAAGTCCAGTTGGTCGGCAGCGTGGGACACGATCAAGTCGACTGCCGACAGCATCTGGCAGGCGATCAAGGACGGTATCCAGCGGGCAATCGATTGGATCAAAGGTCTGCCGTCACAGCTCACACAGCTTGGTAAAGACATGATTCAGGGCCTCGTGAACGGCATAAAGAACATGATCGGATCTGTTGGAGATGCCGTGAAAAACATCGCAGACCGTATCACCGGCGGGCTGCGAGACTTGCTCGACATCCGGTCGCCGTCCCGCGTGCTGATGCAGCTCGGCGAGTACACCGGCGAGGGCTTCGCGCTCGGTCTCGAAAAGACCGTCGACGCGGTACGCCGAGAGGCGGCCGAGATGGCAGCGGCCGTCACGGGCGGGCTCTCTGGGCTGTCGACGCCGGGTGTTGCGGTGGCCGGCGGCGGAGTCGGAGCGGCCCGCGTGACCAACGTCAGCATGGAGGGGCTTTTTGCGGGAGCGACGATCGTCGTCCGGAGTGACGATGACATCCGGGCAATCGCACGCGAACTCTATCGTCTGCAACAAAACGCGGCAAGGGGGGCGGGACTGTGATGCAAAACGGCGGCTTTGTGTTGGGCGGTGTGCCGGCGAAGGAGCTCGGCATCATCATGATTAGCTCGTCCCGCCGCCCGATCCTGCCGAACACCGTCGACCGGACAATGGCAATCCCCGGCCGGCACGGCGCGTGGGACTTCGGCGCTGACCTGGGGCCGCGGCAGTTTGAGCTTGACTGTGCGCTGATCGAGCGGGATGCGGCGGCGCTCCAGCTCGCTGTTGAGAGGGTGGCTGCTCTGCTCCTCGACAAGAACGGCCGACCGCGCGAGCTCACGCTCACGCTCGACATCCGTCCGGAGCGGTCCTATACGGTCCGGTATGTCGGATCGCTCGATATCGAGCGAATCATCGGGCTGGGGCGGTTTACGCTGCCACTGGTTGCGTTCGACCCGTACAGCTACGCCGGCATCACGGATTACGACGAGGGTCCGTACAAGTACAACACTGGACTCAAGTATAACACCGGCCTGCGGTATCCCAACCCGACCGGTTTCGCGTGGAAATATGCCGAGCAACACAGCTCGCTGTACAACCACAGCTCGCTTGTCACGCCGCTGATCGTGACGATATCCGGGGCGGCGAACGGCGTCAAGATCACGAATCGCACCAGCGGGCAGTCGATGACGCTTTCGACGGTGCTTTCCGGCCAGACGCTGGTCATCGACGGCGCGCGGGCAACGATCACGCGAAACGGCGTGAACGCCATGTCGGGACTTGTGGCTGGCGATTTCGTGCAGCTCGAGCCCGGAGCGAACCAGCTTGTGTTTGAGGGTGGCGCCCCGAACGCGACTGTGACGTTCGGGTGGCGGCACAGATTTTTGTGAGGGGTGATAGTGGATGGCGAATCTCATTACGATCGGGCCGAATGTCGAGAGTCAGCCGCTTAACGACAACTTTGCGGCGCTGAATGATGCGAAATTGGAAAAGTCGGGCGGCGAAGTGACAGGGACGCTAACTGCAAGATCCTTCGTCGTGGATAGGACAACAGCAGGAAATGTCGAATACTGGTTGCGTAATGCAGGGATAGACAAGGGTGTGCTATTTTACAACAATGGTACAGGAAGTATCAATTTGGTTCTGCACAATGCGGATGGATCAGGGTTCAGAACGACATTTACTCTCGAAGCAGACAGGGTTGTTGCAAGTCGGGATCTTTATGTTGGATCAAATTTAGTCCATCATGCGGGAAATAGCCCATCTAGTCTTGGGATCACGGGATACCAAAGATTTCCGAGTGGGTTCATCATTCAATATGGATCAGTTTCAAACGTTCCGCCCAATACGGTGACACCAATAACTTTTCCCATCGCCTTTCCAACCTTAGCCAGATCAGTCTCCGCGATCGTAGAAACAACATCATCGTCAGTGGCTGTCACATGCTCGAATATTACTGCGACGGGGTGCAATATCCAGCATAATGACTCTACCAATCGCACTGTACGATGGATTGCAGTTGGCAACTAATGGAGGTGTGCATTATGGCTCGATATTATGTGGACGTCAATAATGACGGATGCATTTCCGGATTTTATGTAGACGAGATTCATGGCGATAACATTCCGGAGACCGCGATCCCGATCACAATCGAAGAATGGCAGACATATGCTGCCGACCCAAACAAATACAAGCTTGATGGCGGCATAATCCGGGAGAAGACGCAAGAGGAATTGGACGCGGAGCTTGCCGCACGCCCACCTGCGCCGAAGTCGCGGACGGAACTGCTGGAAGAAGAAAACGCCCTGCTCGCGCTGGAACTCGCGCAAACTCAAGCGAGACTCGATCAAGCCGAACAGGAGCAAGCTGCGCTCCTGCTCGAACTCGTAAACAAGGAGGTAATTTGAATGGACTGGTTTGCAATCGTGAAACGTCATTACGACGCCGGGCGTTATACGGATGAGCAAGTCACTGTGTTTGTCGCCGCAGGCAAAATCACGCCGACGCAGTATCAGGAGATCACAGGTTCTGCGTATGAAGGCTCCGCCGAATAGGCGGGGCCTCATTTTTATGGAGGGGCCACATCAATGATCCGTATTTACGACCATAGCCTGCAGCTCGTCGCGGTGCTTGATAATGCGTTCCGGATCGGTTACGAGATGCCCCTGAACAACCTGTGGCGGGCATCTTTTTCTTTGCCGGCCGACGATCCCAAAAACGCCGAATGCCGGCCGCTCTACTACGTCGAGATTTTCGACGGTGACGAGCGGATCGACCTGTTCCGGATCGTCCCGCACGCGGCACGCCGGGACAGTAGCGGGCAGACGATCACGTACCAATGCGAGCACGTGTTGGCGACGCTGCTGGATGACGTGCTCTTTCAGTTTCATACGGTCGGAAACCTCGGCGTGTACACGCGGGATGTGCTCGAATACATCTTGA